ACAGTGGGATAATTGGTAAAAACAAAAGGATAGTTCACAAGGATTGATGAACTATAATAAAAACCACTATAGTTATTTTCAGAAGCGTTGACACCATTTGCATAGTGTTTCTTCCAACACTCTGCAATGCCACTGTTCCATTTCCGATAAAACCATCCATCTGCTTCGCCTTCTTCAACAATGAAATCAGCCAAGATACTGCCTTGTATTTTGACTGTTTTGTTGAATTTTGCATCAAAATCAACTTCAAAGGTGTCTTCAAGTTCTGCGACTTTTCCAAGTGCCAAACCAAGCCCTTTTCTGAAAAATGAAAATAATGACTTTTGAGAAGGACCAACACCATTCTTTGTCACCTGCGTGAAATTGTCAGCAACATAAAGAATCACATCATAACTTGAAGAAGGGTCAGCAGGGAATGTGAATGTTCCACCTGTGACCGAAAAATCATTCTGATATGCTGTGATGTCTTGATATACATAACTTGATTCATTTTCTGTTGTCTTTTTGTATGATGCTCCATACCCCATGCCATTCTTGTTATCAAGTGGCGTTCCTTCCGCATCAAATACAATTGTTAAGTAATCCCCTGATGAATCACTGACACCATTTGAATCAGTTCTCTTCACTGCCATTGTGTTGATTCTTGGGCTTGCATAAGCAAGCACAGTGACAGTCTTGCTTGCTGTTGCTATCCTTCCCCTTGAATCCGTCACTGTGACAGTGATGGTCAAGCTTCCAGTGTCTGCAATGACATCTGTTTCAACGGTTGCTGAATTGTATGTCTTGCCATCTGCGCCAACTTTATAGGATGCAATGCTTGAACCATAAATTCCTGAAGCTGTGACAGCAATGTTGAACTTTGATTTCCCTTGAATATATGCCCCATACGTTGCCAAATAGCCCATTGCATCCGCAACGGTGAATGATACACTAGGAACAACGCTTGCAGGGATGTCACACCATATTGCATAAGTATTTGAACCAATTGAAGTGTTTCCGTTGAATGTTTCAATTGTGAATGCAACATAGACTGCTGTGCCATAAGGCGCACCATTTGCCAATTCAATCGGTGGTGTCCATGAAATACTGGTTGCACTTGATTTTGTGGCAATCGTTCCGCTATAGCTTCCACTCTCATATGTGATTGTATGAGTGAAAGAAGTTGCCTTTTTCGTGACTGTCAAGGTCTGCGCTGTTCCAAGCGTTCCATTTGAAACTGACATTGTGGACTTTCTTGGAATGGTTGTCAGCGTGCCACTTCCTGAACCTGCCTTTGTGCCAACAGATGAACCACTAAAGGTGATTCCAAAATACTGACTGAATGAATAGCTGAATGTTTTTGTTCCATCCGAATTGTGCGCAATGGTTGTTGAACCGCTTGCAAGTGTTTTAGTGGAACTGCCACCGATTCCAACTGTATTTGTTCCGCTGTACGCCTTGCCGTTGACAGTGACGGACCAGTTCTTTGAAGCTGTGGAACTGATAGCACCATAAGCATCAGAAATCAATTCCAATTTCCAATTGACTATTGATGTATTGTCCACAATGGACTGACTGCTCAATGACCAACTGAATTTCAGTGTGTCATGTGATGTGACTGCTATGCTTGTGCTTCCACTGGTTGCCATTATGATTCACCCCCTACATATGCACAATTGACATTTCCGTTTGCATCTTCTTCAATTGCATATCCAAACAGATTCAGTCTTTTGGTGATATTCAATTCAGGAATCAATGCCTGTCCTTGTGCATCAAATTTTTGGACCGTTACACCATTCACAAGAATGCTGATTTCATCATTGTTAATGACAACCCTGTTTGGATTGTCCAACTGTCCAATTGTCAAACCATCCACATCAAATGTGAAATACTTCGTCACAGTGTTCAACTGCTCCTGCAAGCTTCCATTGACATTTTCAATGTGCTTTGAAGCTTCCGTGAACTGCAATGTCATCTGCTCCGCTAACAATTGCAACTGTGTTGAAACAACAGCCTGATATTCTTCAAAAGCACCTGTTTCCGTGTAGGATTGCAGTGCATTGAAAAGAATCTGTTCAAAATCATTCGTCATGGTTGTGTTCTGTTCAACCACAATTTCCTTCAATTCACTTGAACTTGTTGCAACCTCATTTGAAATATACTGCTTCAAATCACTTTGTGCAGTCTGAATGGTTTGAACTGCATTTGCAAGGGCTTCATCACGTTCAATTTGCAGATCAGACAGCGTTTTGAAATTATCACCCACTTCAAAAGATGACTGACTTTCATTCACCACATCCACAGTCTTCTTGATGATTCTTGCAACATCATTGATTCCCAAAAGCGCATTTTTGATTGGATGATAATTGCAAACATCAAAATCATTGACATCAAGCCCCAACAAAGACAAATCAAGCGCACTGATGGAATACTTGATTTGAACCTTGTTATTTTCAGCAAGCCATGCTTGCCCCTTTGAAAGAAGGTTGCTTGCAACAGTTACGTCATCAAACAGCACTGTTGCACACCGTATTCCAAAAGCCTGAATTGCTTCTTCACTCTCAATGTAATCCAAGCCACCATTCACACTTGTGATGTCAAGACGTTCTTCCGTTGTGTTTCCTTCAGAATCGGTCAGTTTTGCGCCCAAAGGAATCAATCTTGAAACATAGTCCAGTGGGTTGTCTTCCCTTGTGATTGCTTTCATGTTTTTTGACAGTGCAATTTCCGTGGAAAGGGTTGCCCCCCTTTGTTCCAAATAATCAAGATAATTCACCCCATCAACCACACGGAATGTGATTTCACCGCCAAGGGTGTCAATCAATTTGCTGTTGATGGTCTTCCATGAATCTTCACGTTGAATCCCAACATACAAATTATCATTCGGATCAGTCACGGTCACTTCACCAAGCGTGAATTGCTTGTATTCCTCAACCTGTGAATTATGGACACTCAAAATGTATTCAAGAAGCCCTGTGACGGTCCAGTTTTGAACTGCCACATATTTTTGTTGACTGTCACACAGAAAACCAAGAAAACTTTCACAGACCGCTTCTTTTGCAAGCCTGCCTGATTCATCCATGGAACTACTAGAATAAATGACACGCCCTTGAAATTCATGTCTGTTCTTGTTGACGTTGAACACATCAACAAGTGTCTTAAAATCGTTGATTGCATTAAAACCAACATTGAAAGGGTTCAGGGAAAAGGAAAAGGAATCAATTGTATTGATTCCCTTCACCACACTTCCACTGTTCAATTTTTCTTTGATGCCGTGAATTTCGGTTTCTATACCTTCATTTTTCAATTTAACGATATACATTAAAACACCTCTTCCAAAAACTCAACCTTCAAAGTGCCACCAGTTGACACAGGTTGAATTGTCACCGTGTTTGTTCCTGCTTCAAGTCGGAAAGAATCATCAGTTGTTTCACCTGATGCCATTGAAAACGTAGTGCCATTATACTTGAAACTCACTGGAACACTTGCTGTCAAGGTGGGTGTGATTCTATGACTTGAATCATTTTCAATCTTCACTTCCACTTCTGCATCAGTTGGGATTGTAAATTCAAAAGCCCTTTTTGTATTCGCAATCATGAAGGGATATGCACTGAAAGTCACCGTGACTGTTGTTTTTTCAATTTCGCTGTCATCAAAAACAATGTCATTGAAGGTAGCAATGAAATGATAGTCTTCAATGAATGGATCATGCAGTTCTTCTTCAAAAACATTCATCACCCATGTTTTGAAATCAAGCTTCTTTTCTTCCAACTCTTCAGGTGTTGTTGCATCCATTTCAAGAACATATTCCAGTGGTCTTTCTTCCCAGTACAATTCACCGTCAATTTTAGAAAAATCATAGGTGATATTTGAAAAAGGCACTGTGTCCTTGACAGTTTTCTTTGGCGGTGAACCAATCACCCTTTCCTTCACATTGGCTTCAAAATCATCATATGAAAATTTATTGCCAATCTGCAATTGGTCAATCATTTTGACACCACCTTTCTTTGATACTAATAAAAATTGTATAGGCTCAAAATTTGAACCTAAACTTTAATAAGCAATTACCTTAAGAGGTACACACTTTTTAGAATCACTAGTCTCATTATATTCTGAATCATAGTAAACACAGTTTTGCCAAACAAGATTGCCGTTGCTGTCAATACTGCAATCTCTATGTGTATCGAATATTTCTACACTATTCCGTCCAACAAGTGCAAAATCTTCACAGCCCGAATTTATAGGAAGTTTTCCAGTAGTTCGCAAACCATACGGTTTTCCAGTGCTGTTAATTAAGCTTTCTGCATAAAGTACCTCAAAATGTGTATACAAACTGGTATCAATATCAACACTACCCCACTCAGTACCAGAAGCAATGTCTGTGTTTTTCCAAACTACATCACCATGTGGGTCAATCCTTGACCATTTTGCCCCATCAGTTCGCACATACACTCTGTTATAACCTCTTTCGATTGCTAACATTGCATATCTGTAAGTGTTCATACCAAATGCGTGCACATAGGCACTTGTGGCAAGTTCAGGACCATGATATTTGGCTATATCAGTTGTATTGGAAAAATAGCACATTCCCAGTGTGCTAAGTTGTGCACTTGGTTCACCATTCGGCATTAAATCAAACATTGCTGGACCATTCCAACCATCAGTTCCGTAATAATCACGATTGATTTGAACAATAAAATCATTTAATGTATTATCTACCCATGTAAAATCTGTAGTATCTGCATTGTTAGAAAAACCATAATGAAAATGCAGGCTTTCTGTAATAAACATTGCATGACCTCTTGCGCCATAATTAGCAACGGCCAACGTACCTGTAACATTTTCGGGAATAATTTTTTTATTGAATAATGTTTCAGACATACTTGCAGTGACACAAAGATTCAATTGTGATTGCCATGGAATCAAGCCAGTAAGCGTTGTAATATCATCTACACTTGTTCCCAGTGCTTCTAAAGTCTTATAAGTAGTGAATATTTTATCTTTGGTCTGATAGGTATTTTGGATATTTGCAATATCCTCTTCAAGGTTGACAAGGTCAATTTTTTGTGTTTCCAATTGTCCTAACTTGTAGTAGTACCCTGTTTGTGCATCTGCTTCATTCAATACTTCTGCAATCCACCAGTCAGGCACATCAAGTTCAACGATATAAATATTGTCACCCCTTTGCCAAAGCCCCTTGTTTTTTGCATCAGATAGCCAAACCGCCATGTCAGCCGTTGTGGAAAATACATGAGCCTGATTTCTGCCCTTTGCAATGGCTGTGGCTGTGTCTGCTGTACTCTGTGCCACCTCAATTGCATTCTGCAAGTCTGTATGTTCTTCAATTATGAAAGCGTATTGGCTCAATAACTGTTCATAAATATCAGGCGTTGGATCAGATGGGCTTGTGTCACCTGTGATTGCACCTTGTCTGATTTTGTACTTCAGAACCCTTGATGTTCTTGTGACATCACCCGACACACCAAACACACCAAAAAACATTGTTCCTTCGGAATCGGTCACTTCATGTGGCACTTCGCACATATTGTTTTCATCAATAAGTGCGTGGTAAACCTCTTTAGTGTTTTTATAAAAAACAGCGGTTTTTGCAAATCCATCCCATTTTGAACAGAATTTGAATGCAACACTGTTTTCATTCAATCCACCTGATGCAATCACAGGTGAATTTGTGATTATCAAATCTTGGTCAACGCATTCAACGCTGATTATCGTTTTCATTCGTACACATCCTTTCTTGCAACACAAAGGACATCTTTTTCAGATGCCCTTTGCTGTTTATTTATCTTTTGTCACAGAACTATTCCCCTGCTTTTGAAGCTTGTGCGCAAACCATTCACATTGTCTGTGTCATTTGCTGTTGCCGTTGCAAACTCTCTTCCGTTCACATTCAAAACAACTGGTCTGTTCGCCAAGTTTTCAACCGCATTTGCAAGTGCCTGCATATTTGCAACTTGCATGGTTTTTTCAATCGCTCCTGCAATATATCCTTCCAGTTTGTCAATTGGAAGAACTGCTTCTGCGCCTGCTTCACCAACCCCCTTCAAACCGTATGGCGTGTTGAAAATTGTCGGCTTTGTAAAAATACCACCTTCCGCATACCATTCAATGCCAAGCTTCGGAATTACACCCTTTAACAAGTCACCTGCTTTCCACCCTGAAGGCGTAATCTTAAAGTGTGGCATCTTAATGTCAGGGAATGAAAGCTTTGTTTTGTTAAACAATGCCTTGATTCTATCAATTGCAGTTTGGAACGGTTTGGTGATGATTTCTGTCACCTTTGAAAAAGTGGTTTTGATTTTGCTAAGTATGCTTTCAAAAAATGAACCCACTGAAGAAAAGACATTTTTCACCGCTGTCCATGCTGATGAAAAAGTGTTGGAAAACCACGATTTCACATTTGAAAAGACGTTTTTGATTTTGGACCAAACATCTGAAAAATAGCTTGTCCATCCACCAACAATGCCCCTTATGGCATCCCAAGCACCTTGGAAATCACCCGACAAAACAGATTTCACAACCGAAAAAATGCCTTTGATTGTGTTCCATATATTTCCGAAAAAACCTGTCACAACGGACCACGCAAGCTGAATCAGTGACCATGCTGTTTTAAATGCACCAACGATATATTCTTTCAGAACGGAAACAGCACCTTTGAGTGCTGTCCAAATCACACCGAACCATTCAACCGCAACTGACCATGCAAGTTTGACCATCTCCCAAGCTACTTTGAAATATGCAATTGCAAAATCAAGGAAATTTGAAAGGCTTGTTTTCACTCCTTCCCACAAAACTGCAAAATATGGTTGCACCACATCCCACACAGCTTTGATTTGCTCCCACAAATTTATGAAGAAATTTCGGAACGCTTCGCATTCATTCCACAAAACAACGAATGCACCCACTAAAAGGGCAATTGCACCTACAATTGCTATAACAATCCATGTGACTGGATTTGCAAGGATTGCCGAGTTCATAGCCCATTGCGCCACTGTGTACGCAATCACAACCCCTGACAAAATTCCAAGTGCCACTGCTAAAACACCAACAGTTGCTGTGATTCCCTTCATCAAACTTGGGTGTTCTCTCATCCAGTCCATTGCACTGACCATCACACCACTGACCTTTTCAACCGCAGGCTGAACACCTGTCAAAAGTGCCGTTTTCAATTCATTGAATTTGGTTGTCACAGGTTCAATTGCAGTGGCAAGATTCGCTTCTGCAAGAATCTGTTCTGCTGTTGCTTCCTTGGCTTCCATCTGTGCGCCTGTTGTTTCTCGATATGTGTCAGCGGAATCACCATATAATTTTGTTAATGTGTCAGTGATCAATGCCTGACGTTCCTGTTCAGTTGTGCATTCAGAAAGCGCAACATTGAATGCATCTTCTGCTGTCACAACATCTTCTGACATATATTTTGCAAACATCTGTGAAGCTTCAGAAGACCAGTTCAACGCATCTGCAAGACCGCCTGTGACAGTTCCTGTTTTTGCTGTTTCTGCACTTGCTTCTGCCAATCCCTCAACAGGCAATGAATCCTGATAGGTTGCCCACACACCTGTTGTGATTGTCACCCAGTCATTCAAATCTTCCTGACTGTCTGCCATTCGTGCAATATTGTTGGCAGTTTCAACCGCCCTGTCATCTTCACCGAAAACAGCATAAAGTTCTTTCCATGTGTCCTTTGCTGTGTCTGTACTCATGCCCACATTGTCAAATGCTGTGGTCAGTGTGCCTAAGTCCTG